ACTACTACTGACACTATTCCGTATTCAACTTCTGGTGGTTTAGGTAAGTACACCGGCGGTGCCGGTTCTTTGGCCGGTGGTGAGAATTTGCGTTGGGCTAATACAGGTATGGTTGCTGATTTGTCGACAGCTACAGCTGCGACGATTAATCAGCTTCGTCAGTCTTTTCAGATTCAGAAGTTACTAGAGAGGGATGCTCGAGGTGGTACTCGTTACACTGAAATTATTCGTGCACACTTTGGCGTTGTTAGCCCAGATGCTCGTTTGCAGCGTCCTGAATATCTTGGTGGTGGTTCAACTCCCGTTATCATTAATCCTATTGCGCAGACCAGCGCAACGGGTTTGGCTGAGAACACTACTCCACAAGGTAACCTTGCAGCAATGGGTACAGCTCTCGCACAGGGCCATGGTTTTACGTACTCTAGTACTGAACATGGTGTGATTCTTGGCCTTGCGGCCGTGAGAGCAGACCTGACGTATCAGCAGGGTCTGCATAAGATGTGGAGTCGTCAGACTCGTTATGATTTTTATTTTCCTGCTTTTGCTACGCTTGGTGAGCAAGCGGTTCTTAATAAGGAAATTTATGTCCAGGGTACTGCTGAGGATGATGAGGTATTTGGATACCAAGAGCGTTGGGCAGAGTATCGCTATAAGCCGAGTCAGATTACTGGCCTCTTTAGGTCTACGGCAGCCGGAACATTGGATGCTTGGCATTTGGCGCAGAATTTTGGTGATTTGCCTACGCTTAACAGTGAGTTTATTGAGGATACCCCTCCAGTGGAGCGGGTCGTTGCGGTAGGTGCAGCTGCTAATGGTCAGCAGTTTTTGTTTGATGCGTTTTTTGACATCAAGATGGCCAGGCCTATGCCGTTGTATTCTGTACCTGGACTTATTGACCACTTTTAAGGAGGTCGTATGTCTCTTGCATCGACGCTTGGTGGTGTTGCTAGTGTTCTTGGTACTGCCACTGGTCAGCCTTGGTTGGCTGCCGGTGGCGCGGCTTTGTCCGCATATGGTGCTAATCAGGAGCGTAAGGATGCTGCTGAGCAGGCTCAAGCTTTTAGTGCTCAGCAGGCAGCTACTTCATATCAGAGAGCAGTTGCTGATATGAAAGCTGCTGGTTTAAACCCTATGTTGGTTGCGATGAAGGGTGGTGCGCCTGCAGCTCAGGGTATTGTTCCTAATTTGTCTGATATTTCTACGGGTGTTAGTAGCGCGGCCGAGTCTGTTGCTCGGCAGCCTACTTATGAGGCTTCGGTTGCTGAGAGTTATGCTCGTATTCCAACATATGAAGCGTCTGTTGCTTTAACTAAGGCTCAACAGCAGCAAGTTCTTGTTAATACCGAGAAGATTGCGGAGGAAATTAAGAATATTCCTCTTGAGGGCCGACGTTTAGAGAAGGTAGCCGAGTTGTTGTTTGCGCAGACTGTCGAAACTGCGCAAAAGACTCGTAATTTGTATGAGACTGAAAAACAGATTCAAGCTACTGTTGAGCAGATAAAGGTTCGTACTGGTATTGATGCAGCTGAGCTGCAGGCAATTATGGGAACTGGTAATTTTCGTCGGTTTGCGGAGCAATTTGGTCCGATTGGTAATATTGTTGGTTCTGCTGTTGATGCTGCTATTGGAGCTAAGCGTGCGGGTACATATGATCGTGGTACACCTACTAGGAGGAAGTGATGAATACGTTTGTTCGTAATCCGTATAACTATGATACTAATGAAGCGTCGGAGCAGTCCGCGCTTTATTGTACTGATGGAACGCGTACTCAGCAGAATTTTAAAGCTGAGTGCGATATTAATTACATGCTTAAGAAGTTTGGTGTTGCTGGTTTGCCGGCGGGTGCCCGTATTCCTCAATACGGGGATTTTTCCGGCATAACTGATTATCACAGCGCTATGAACGCTGTGATTGACGCCAGGATGGCGTTTGATGCGCTTCCGTCATCTGTTCGGAAGCGTTTTGGTAACGACGCGGGAGCGTTCGTTGATTTTTGCGCTGATGAGCGCAATCGGGAGGAGCTGGTAGAGATGGGGCTTATTGAGCCCCAGAAGGCCGTTCAAGCGGCCGAATCCAGCGTTTCGGAGGGTGGTGAACCCTCCGTGGCACAGTGATCTACTTGATGTAACTGTGCCAGGTGACACCAACTAGGAGAGATCTATGAGACCGGTAAATCGCAAGTCTGTTTCTAAGTACAAGTCGTCCAAGATGTTTAAGCGTAACGTGAAGCGTACGAAGATGCCTAATCTTCGTTCTAATCCTATGCGTGGTGGATGGCGGATGTAATGCCTTGTTACTACCCCTTGCAGGCGTATAAGACGGCTGCTGGTGATGTGGTTTTTTATGAGAACGCCCGGTTCGATATCACACGCTCACTCACGCTGCCATGTGGGCAGTGCGTGGGGTGTCGGCTGGAGCGTTCTCGCCAGTGGGCTGTTAGGTGCATGCATGAAGCAAGTCTGTGGCAGAAGAACTGCTTTATCACATTGACCTACAATGATGATTGGGTGCCAGAAGATAAGTCGTTACATTACGACCATTTTCAAAAGTTCATGAAGCGGCTACGGAAACGCTTTAGCGGTTACGAAGAAGATTCTCAAGGTAAGCGGCCGATCAGGTTTTACATGGCGGGCGAGTATGGTGAGAATTTTGGACGTCCGCATTTTCATGCGTGTTTGTTTAATTTTGATTTTGAGGATAAGACGTTTTGGCAGAAGACGTCGTCTGGGTCCGTTATATATCGGAGCCAGGCTCTTGAGGAGTTATGGACTGATCCAAAGACGGAGATGTCTTTTGGGTATAGTTCTGTAGGAGATGTTACTTTTCAGTCAGCTGCTTATGTTGCTCGTTATATTATGAAGAAGCAAACAGGTAAGAATGCAGATGATCATTATGAGTTTGTACACCCGGTTACGGGTGAAGTTAGTTTAAGAAGACCGGAGTTTAATAAGATGTCTTTGAAGCCAGGTATCGCAGCTCAGTGGTATGAGCAGTGGAAGGATGATGTTTATCCACATGACTATGTGGTTGTTAATGGTAAGCAGGTAAGGCCTCCTCGCTACTACGATAAGAAGTTTGCGAAGGAATACCCAGTAGAGTTTGACATGATCGAATTTGATCGGTATAACAGGCGTTGTGAGCGTGAAGTCGATACAGATGACAGGCTTGCAGTTAAGGAGAAGGTCGCGAAAGCGCGCCTTCAATCGTTGAAACGTACACTTACGTGAGGAGTAAGTATGAAGATGATTGTGTGTTCTATTAAGGATCGGGCTGCCGAAGCATTTGGCCGTCCGTTTTTTTTGCCAGCTGTTGGTGTCGCCGTTAGGTCTTTTCAGGACGAAGTGAATCGTCCTGCGGAAGACAATCAGGTGTATCAACATCCTGATGATTTTGATTTGTATGAGCTCGGTTCGTTTGATGATTCGAATGGCCGGTTTGATTTGTATGAGGACCCGAAAGTTCTTGCGATGGGCAAGCAACTGAAGGTGCGTAAGTAAATAGGCCGGGGGCTCTACGGAAACGTAGGGCCCTCGGAACATGGAGGATCGATATGCATCGTAATCAGTCAGTAAATGTTCACCAGTTCGCTATGATTCCGCGTGCGGATATTCCGCGTAGTCGGTTTGATAGTCAGAAAGCGTATAAGACTACGTTTGATTCTGGTTATCTAGTGCCTGTGTATTGTGATGAAGTACTTCCAGGCGATACTTTTAATCTCAAGATGACTGCGTTTGCTCGATTGGCAACGCCGTTGTTTCCAATTATGGACAACATGTATCTTGATACTTTCTTTTTCTTTGTACCTAATCGCCTTATTTGGGAAAATTGGCAGAAGTTTATGGGTGAGCGTACGCCTGATCCTGATTCTTCCATTGATTACGTTGTACCTACTACTACCAGCCCTGCTGGTGGTTATGCTGTGGGTTCTTTGCAAGATTATATGGGTTTGCCAACTGTTGGGCAGATTGGCGGTGCTGCTACTGTTGAGCATTGTAGTTTTTGGCCTCGTGCGTATAACTTGATTTGGAATGAATGGTTTCGTGATCAGAACCTTCAAGACAGTGCTGTAGTTGATCTTGGTGATGGTCCTGATGATCCCGCCGATTATGTTTTACGTCGTCGTGGTAAGCGACATGATTATTTTACGTCTGCTCTTCCTTGGCCTCAGAAGGGTGATGCTGTTACTTTGCCTCTTGGTGGTCAAGCTGAGGTTAAGGGTTTAGTTCGTTACGGTTCTGCTGTTACTCTGAACAGCAGTTGGTTTGATCAGGACGGTGTTGCACAGTCAGGTGCGGATTCTGCTTTTGGCACTTCTGCTGGGTATGTTGGGTTTAGGCAGAGTGATGTTGATTCATCAAAGATGGCTGTGTATGCTGATTTGTCTAGTGCTACCGCTGCCACTATTAACCAGCTTCGTCAGAGTTTTCAGATTCAGAAGCTTATTGAGCGGGACGCTAGGGGTGGCACTAGGTATACCGAGATTATTCGGAGTCATTTTGGTGTTATCAGTCCCGATGCTAGATTACAGAGACCGGAATACCTGGGTGGAGGTTCGACGTATATCAATATTAACCCGATTGCCCAAACGTCCGGGACCGGTCAGACTGGTCAAACTACGCCATTGGGTAATCTTGCGGGTATGGGTACCGGTGTGGCTAAACACGGTTTTTCTCAGAGTTTTACCGAGCATGGATACATAATTGGCCTTGTTAGTGTGCGTGCAGATTTGACGTACCAGCAGGGTTTGCGGAAGATGTGGAGCCGGAATACGCGTTACGATTTTTACTTTCCGGCGTTT